TTTTTGGACCAAAATTTCAAAGCCTAGAATATTGGAAATATGTGCCAATATAACTAGTTGATCTTTTGTAAACGTCTTTGCATGCCTAATTTGAATTAGTTCTAAAAATAAATTAGCTAGTTCATTGTTTGGATAATATAACTCTGTTCCGCAAATAATTCGTTTAGTTAGTTTTAACATTTTTCTGTTCTTCTTTTATTCTTGCTTCTTCATTTTCCCAAAACTGAGTTATCATTCTAACAGTGTCCTCTATAAACTCTTCTTTAGACTCTTTAAGCTCTACTAGCCTTATAACTGCCTTAAGTAACGATATAACTAACAAATCTGCTAAACTTATCTTTTGCAGCTCACATATCTCAGTAATGATATCATCTTTCATTTGAAAACTTTCATTTTCCAACCTAGCCTCTTTATCCATAAAACTTCCTTTTGCTCATAAGCATAAACGATTTTACATTTTACTTCTATCGAATATTTTAAAAGAATTTTTCTTATTTTAAATAAATCTTACTTGCTATAAAATATTTAGATACTATTATGAAACTAGATAATGAGGTAATAATTATGGGCGGACCAATCGGAAATAAACATGCTTTAGGTAATGATGGCGGTAGGCCGCTTGAATGGACCTTGGAAAAAATAAAAGATCTTATATCTAAACTCAATGAATGGGTTGCTAAAGAAGACTCACTTGTCCTTATGGAATTTTGTTGTGAAAATAAAGTAACAAATAGACAACTTCATTACTTAGTGGATAATAATGAGGAGTTTAGGGAAGCTTTATATTTTACGAAAGGTCAATTAGCTGTAAAATTAGGTCGTAGATTAAACAAACGTCAAGACTTACACCCAGCATTTTATCATCGCTATATACGATACTACGATCACCTTTTGCATGAGTTCGAAAAAGAATGTAAACAAGTAGAATCTTCCATAACCGCTGACCAAATAGAATACAAATGGGCAGAAGATGGAGAAACCAAAGAATAGCATTGTTGCTTCTTCTCCTTTTATCCCTCGTAAGTACCAAAGAGATTTTGTACAAGCGATGGAAAAAAAGAAGAGGGGAGTCCTTTGCTGGGCTAGACGACATGGAAAAGATCTAGCTTGTTGGAATTTCCTAATCAAGAATGCTTGGGAAAAGAAGGGCGTCTATTACTATATATTTCCTGAATACTCTCAAGCTCGTAAAGCCCTTTGGGACTCCATTACTGAAGATGGTATAGCCTACGTCGATTTCGTTCCCAAAGTCATGATTTCTAAAAAATGGAATCATGAGATGAAGATATCTCTTCTCAACGGTTCCATTATACAAGTTATAGGTTCTGACAACAGCGATGCCATTCGTGGTGGTAACCCTTGCGGTGTAGTCTTCTCAGAATATGCCTATCAGAACCCTAAGATATGGGAAATGATAGTAGACCCTATCCTTACCAAGAACGGAGGATGGGCAGTCTTTAATTCTTGTGTGATAGGGAATACACTAATTTTAACAGAAAATGGGTTTGAGAGAATAAAACGTGACTTTCCATTAGGATATTCAGATATAGATGAAAAGATTTTTGGATTGGGTGGTTTTCACACAGCAGAAAAATATTATCGTTCTATAAAAAGAGGTACGATCATAATTGAAACAATGCGAGGGTATAAAATTGAATGTACTCCAGAACATCCCTTATGGAATGGAAAAGAATGGATAAAAGCACAAAATTGGAAAGTCGGAAACTTTATTCCTATTCAAAGAAATCAACAAATATTCGGAAAAGAAATAAAATCGAATTGGAGATGTAAAAAAAGAAAAAGTTTCAAAGATAGTTGGTATAACATAAATGAGATTAATGAAGATTTTGCTTATTTTTTAGGATTGTATTTATCGGAAGGAAGTGTAAGAAAAAACGAAGTTACTATAACGAACTTCGATAAAGAAATAGTTGAATGTTTATCAACCAAATGGTTTGCATCGAACGACGGAATGGGACATAACAGGATTTTTTCTAAAGAATTGGCTGACTTCATATTTCAAAGCGGTTTAGGATTGGGAGCAAAAAATAAGACTATCCCAGACTTCATTTTACATCTTCCAAAAAAAGAATTAAGCGCTTTTTTAAGTGGATATTTTGACGGTGATGGAACTTCCTATAAAGGAAGAATTTCTTGTTGTTCAGCTTCTGAAAAGTTAATGCAAGATTTACAAGTTATTCTATTAAATTATGGCATTGTATCAACCAGAAAAAAAATCCTTACTCCACCAACAAAGAAAGTAAAAAAAAGTTGTATTTCTTGGAGATTAGAGTTAGATGGATACAATGCTTATTTATTTTATACTCAAATAGGATTTAAAATCCTACGAAAACAAGATAAAAAGGAAAATCTTATAGGAAAGGCAACAAAGTTTTGGAATGATTTTTCTAATATATCTAAAAATAAAATTATTGAATTGGGGAAAAAAAGAAGTTGGTTAAAAAGACAGAACAATATCACATATTATACACTTAAAGATTTATGCGGTAACGATATAGAATTAAAAAAGGTATTAACTGATAATTTTTACTGGGATAATATAAAAAGCATTACAAATGGTGAAGCAGAGGTATATGATTTTGTAATTCCCGAAACTAATTCCTTTTTCAGCAATGGTTTTGTTAGTCACAATACGCCTAATGGTAAAAATCATTTCTTCGATCTTTATTCCTATGCCCTTGCGAATTCTGAAGAATGGTTTGCATCAAAAATAACAGCTGAAGAGTCAAAACTGATTTCCAAAGAAGAGATCGAAAAAAAACTATCGCAAGGTTTTTCTGAAGATATCTTAAATCAAGAGTGGTTTTGCTCATTTGAATCCGGGGTTGTTGGTTCCTACTATGGTAAATATATAAAAAATATGGAAAAAGAGGGAAGGATTTGTTACGTGCCTTACGACAAAAATCTTCTAGTTTATACTGCATGGGATCTTGGTTTCTCAGATGCTACATCTATTATATTCTATCAAAGAAGGGGTAATGAGGTTCTTCTTATAGATTGCTATGAGAATCAAGGATACCACTTGTCTCATTACTTGGATCATTTGAGACAGAAAGATTATGCCTATGGAGGCCATTATATACCTTTTGACGGTAAGATGCACGATAGGACAGGAACTACTTTTCAAGATGTTGCAAGAGACCTAGGATACCAAATGACGGTACTTCCTAAGGAAAGATCTATATTTGAGGGCATTGAAAGGGTGAGAGGTATGTTCCCTAGGTTTTTTATAGATAAGACTAAATGCGACTATCTAATGAAGTGTCTTATAGGATACCACGCCGAATATGATGAGAAAGCTAAGGTGTATAAAGATGTACCTAAGCATGACTGGACTTCCCATTTAAGTGACGCATTACGCTATATGACCATGGCTATCAACCAGTTCACAACAACATCTATGTCCAAAGAAAAACTTGATGAGCTTAAGAAAGAGTTCCAATTTTAAAAAGTCTTATCCACATATTCTGTGAATATATCTTTTATAGCATCTTTTTCAAAGTTTAATTCTATCATAGTATTAGTGCATATGGCTAAACATACTTCAGCAAATAAACCCTTATCTATAGTACTATTATCTCTTATGTTTATTAACTCTTTAGTTATGGAAAGAAGGTTGTAGATTTTTTCTTCTGGTTTATTTTCTTGGATCTTCACAATCATATCTGTTATGGCATATAGATCATCTGAGAAGTCATCTTCTTTCTTCATGGTTTCTCCCTAGTTATGAGCAATCTGCCATGAAAATCTTTTACAGTAAACAAATTTTGAGGATTAGATAGATTATATAAATAAAAATTGAAATTAAGATTATATTTGTTTGTGCAATTACAAACCCTGAAATATATGGTATGATAATTGGAGATATTACTTCTATTGTTGATAATATTAATGTTGTCAATATTACTCCTTAAAATATTTGTAAGTTATTATTTTAGCTAGTAGTAGGAAATATTTCAATAGATTTTTTATAGAACTTTCGGCAATATACTTTCACAAAAAAAGGAGTTTTTATGGCAGTTTTGTCAAAAGGTGTTGAAAGTCTAAGCAGTCCTTACTGGCTTATAGAGTTGACTGATATTATCCGAACAGACAGTGGAAGGAAAGTTACGAAGGTTTTTGATCGGATTTTAGATGAAATTGCAAACAATAATGAGGAAATTAGAAAGTTAGTAAGAGCGACAGTTTCCCTTTGTTTTGTAAACGACAAAAGAAATTTTGCCATGTCTTATTTAATAAAATATAAAAGTTGTTTTACATCTAAGGAAAGGGACGCATACATTAGAGATTAGAAAGCAAACAAAATTTAAGAAGGACTCTAGTTTCTATATTCTACTTGTTTGGATCTTCTTGTTTCCCAAGCTTTCTTTGCAGCATCGCTTCTTGATAAACCAACCATAGGAAGTTCCATTTGCGGTCTAACATCATTACCCAATAGGATGCGTTCCTTTAGTTCATCCAAGGTTCTTTTGGTATCTGAAAGTTCTTTTCTCATTTCTTGTTTAAATTCTATTAATTCTTTCTCCATTGATTCTATTTTATTTGGCAATCTGTTGGATCTTAAAATAACAAAAACAAAACCTATAAAACTAGATAAATAGATCGCTAGTAAAAATATTTCTTTATCAATTAACATGTTACTCCTTTGGTAATTCTGGTAAAGGCATCCAATGGGTGATTAATTTTATTGTGTCGAATTTTGTATCCTTTGCAAATGTTACTCTACTTTCACCGCCACAATAATAGCAACGCTCCCATCCGCCAACTCTTCCTGCTTCTTTATCCATTATTCCTTCCCCAAAAGTAGCTCGGTCTATTCCTTCTGAAGTATGCACTAGAATTTGAAGTCCTTTTTTGTCTTCGGGCAACCTATCTTTTACAGAGATCCATTTCATATCATTCCTTTGGTGGTTTAGGTAATGGCATCCAATATATATAGAACGTTGGAAACGAGTCATTATCTGGATTGCTATCTATACGTTCCCTGATTTCGATATATTCTCCATCCCAACAAAGAACCCGTTCGAATACTTCTGGCAACCTATCTTTTACTGAGATCCATTCCATCTTTTACTCCAGTGAAGAGTTTTCGGACTCTATTTTCTCTTCTCTTCTATAGAACATAACTTGTTATGAAAATCCTGCATTTCTAGATGAATTGCATGGGTTAGATCTCTTATTGCATCAATCTTAGCATCTAGATGTCTTATGTCTGATCGAGATTCTGTACGGTTCCAGATAAACAATCCTGCGATTGTAATTAAGACAACTAGTAACTCTAAAAAACCCATAACTCCTCCTTATGATTTTCTCTTCTCTTCGATAGCGCAAAGCCTACCATGGAAATCTTTAATTTCATCTTTAATAGCATCTAAAATAGCTGCGGTTCTCGCTTCTCTTGCATCATTTCTCGCTTCCATATGCCTATAGTCTGCTCTTGATTCGGTTCTATTCCAGAAGAATAGTCCTGCTATCGTTACCATCAAGATGATAAATTGTATCCATTCCATATTATTTCCTTTTCTCCTCTATGGCGCATAATCTTCCGTGGAAATCTTTCATCTCTTCACGTATTGCATTAAGGATAGCATCCGTCCTGGCTTCCATGTGTCTATAGTCTGCTCTAGATTCAGTCCTATTCCAAAAGAACAGTGGAATAATCAATGCAGCGTTTCCTAGTATAACTCCTAAAACTGTAGTCCATTCCATATTATTTCCTTTTCTCTTCGATAGCACATAGTCTACCATGGAAGTCTTTAATTTCCTCACGTATTGCGTTAAGACTAGTCTGCATTGTAGTCTCTAGACTTCTGCAAATATTTAATAAATCTTTCCGATCTTCTCTTTGAGTATTTTGAAGTTCTCTTCTGTCAGCATTTGCTTCTGATCTCATCCAAAAGAATATTGGAAGAAATAATGCAGCATTTCCAATTATAATTCCTAATACTATAGTCCAATCCATATCATTTCTCCTTTTTTCTTGTTATGTTATTCGGAAGTTCTATTTTACACCAATGAGTAATTTCGATAGGAAATCTATAATTTTCTTGTGACATGTATCGATACCAGCACTTTGATTGATCGTCATAAGTAGCCATTACTACTTCCACTGCACTATGTTTAATATTTATAGCTAAAATAATTAACCATGGTGGAGGTAATCTATGTTCAACCTCTATCCATTCCATAACTCACCTATTTACCTATTATGCTACAAGATCGGAGAATAATCAACAACCGATGCCTTTGCGGGCGTGCGCAAAATGGTTGAACTACCAAATTGGTAGGTTTTGGTAGCAAATTGGTAGCAATAATCTCACCGTCTCACCAGTCTCACCTAAAAAATAACTTGTAAACTTTTCTTACCAGTTTAAAAAATTCAATTAAAAACTTACCTAATTAAAATAATAATTGAAGAATAAATAACTTATTATTAGGTTGAAGTCAACGGGATTGAACTAAATATATGGCAATTAGTACTTATTCAATTAGAGGCACAGAAGAATTACCAGTCGGAGAAGGAAAAGACATTCTAGGAAGGATGCAGGATATTTACAACCAGATCTCGTCAATCACCCTATCATACTGGAACCAGGCATCTATAGATGAAAGATTTTATGCGGGCGACCAAAGTCTTTGGAATGAAATTTATTCCAATATACCTTCTTATAGGCGTAAGCAGTTTAATTTTAATAAGATTCGTCGAATTATTAATATGGTGTCTGGACACCAAAGAAAGAATCGTAAATCTATTATCTGCCTTCCACAAGAAGGTTCAGATCAAGAGACTGCTGATCAATTTACCAAAACCTTAATGTGGGCTAATAGCCAAGCCAATACCTATAATATTTTGTCAGAAGCTTTTCTTGGTGCATGTGTTTCTGGAATGAATCTGCTCTCCGTTTGGATGGATTATCGCGATGATCCCATCTCTGGAGATATACGGATTGATAATTATGGATACAACGGGTTCTTGATGGATCCCTTTTTCCATAAACATGATTTGTCTGATTGTAACTATATCTGGACTAGAAAATTCTTATCCAAAAGACAGATAGCTTCTCTTATTCCATCTAGAGCAGATGAGATCATGAGGATGACAAATAGTGTTTCTTATAGAGATCAAAAGTTCGTATTCTTACCTCAGAATTACAATTATCCAATCAAAGATTTACTTGGGTACGATGAGTTTTGGTACCTAGATTCACGAGATGCTACTGTCTTAATAGATCCAGAGACTGAAGAAATGATTGAATGGAAAGGAAAAGAGGACAACTTAAAATATTTCTTAATGTTAAACCCACAGATTAAGAAAAAAGTAATTCAAAAACAAACAGTCAAACTTGCCGTTGTAGTTAACGGTATTGAGGTCATGTACAATGGCGCAAATCCCATGGGGATTGACAGATATCCTTTTGTGCCTGTCCTTGGTTATTATCGTCCTGAGTTACCATATCACGAATGGCGTATCCAAGGAATAACCCGTTCGCTTAGAGACCCGCAGTTCATTCTCAACCGTAGACAGCAAATACTGCTGGACGTGTTGGAATCACAAATTAATAGCGGTCTAAAAGTAATGGAAGATTCTCTTGTCGATGACAGGGACGCTTTTAAGCAAGGTCAAGGACAGGCGCTTTTTATTAAAAAGACGGCACCCATGGGGATGGGATCAGTGGAGAAAATTCCTCCTGCTGCGATTCCTACTGCTATGTTCGATGTAATCGGACAGATGGACAAGAACTTAATGGATATCTCCGGTATTAACGAAGAACTACTCGGATCTGCTGAAGATGATAAGGCTGGAATTCTTTCCATGCTTCGTCAAGGAGCTGGTCTTACAACTCTTCAAATTCTTTTCGATCAACTAGACTTTGCTCATAAAGCTCTTGGTATGATTGAGATGGATTTAATACAAGCAAACTTTACACCAGCAAAAATAAAAAGGATTACAGAACATGAAGCTACAGATCAATTCTTTAATAAAAACTTTAAAAAGTACGATTGCCAAGTTGTTGAAGGCACTGACATGCCTACGCAAAGGATGATGGCGTTTAAACAAGCTCTTTACTTAAGAGAACTGGGAATACCTATTCCTACTGAGTATCTCCTAGAAATGTCTACAATGCAAAATAAGACAGAGATTATTAAGAAGATTGTTGAGCAAGAGCAACAACAGGCACAACAGGCACAACAGGCACAGATGTTGCAGGCACAAGAACTCAAAGCTAGGACAGATCTTGCTGAAGCCAGGGCTTATGCTGATCAAGGGCTAGGAATCGAAAGGATTAGCCGCATAAACGAAAATCAAAGCATGGCAATAGAAAGAAGAGCTGCTGCTATAAAAGATCTAGACATGAGTAACTTGGAAAAGATAAAAGCAGCAAAAGAATTAAAAGGAATGGATATTACTCATTTAAAAGAACTATTAAATGTTATAGATCAATTAAAAGCTGGAGAAATGGAAGAAATTAAAAATTTAGAACAACCCGCTCCTGTTATTCCCCCTCCACAACAAAATATTCCAACACAACAACAAGCAGGACAGTTATGAAAAAGAACGATTCTAAATGTTCAAGCATATTCAGAAGCTTAACAAAACATTTAAGACGTGATATTAAAGAAGAACATAGTAATATCGCAAAAGAAAAGCATAGAATTAAGGAAGATAAAGATTCAATAAAAGTTATTAAATCTAAAAAGTCTTCAAATATTATAAAAACCAAAAAAAAGTAAATTTATGAAAAAGAAAGAAACTAAAGGGCAAAAAAAAGTCCATAAAGTAATGAAAGAGATGTCGGAAGGAAAACTTCATTCTGGCAGCAAGAAAGGACCTATAGTAACTTCACCTAAACAAGGGGTAGCGATAGCTCTTTCGGAAGCGAGACGAGTTGGTGCGAAGGTTCCTACAAAAGGAAAATCTAATGTTAAAAGAGGAAAAGCACGTTAGAATAATTTGTCCTAAATGTAAAAAAAGTTTAGGATTTATAGAAATGGATGAAGAAGAATTGAAAAATATTACACAGTTAATGTGTATGCATTGTTCTGAATTATTTTTTGTAGATTCTAACAAAGCGGTATTATTTTTAGAGAAATAGTAGCAAAAGTTAAACAATACTCGGAGTATTAGTATGTATTCAGAAAAAAAAGGGTCTTCGAAACGTTCAGAAGATAGAGAAAGCAAACCTGGACATCTCGTAGATGAGCAAAAAACAAATTATAAAAAATCTCGTTACTCAAATGACGGAAAAAACATTGTTGAAAATTATAAAGAACCTGGTCTCAAGAACAACAGGTATAAATAAATATAAAAAAACTGAGCGTTAATTATCTTTTTCTCTCCAAATTTGTTTCCTCCTTTTAATTAACGCTCTTTCTTCTAGTAGAGATTTTTTTTCTATAGCTTTTTCTAATTAATACTATTTTTTTATAACTTTTATTTTTATCATTGAAAAAATAAAATTAATTAATTAAACAGAAATTAATATGTTGCTTGAACATAAAACATATTAATTTATGACTAAAAAGACATTAGGCCAGCTGTTAATAGATACTCATGAACAGCACGTTAAGGAATCTTTTACTCCTATCGAGTCAGGAGATCTTGTAAGTGAAGCTGGTAAGAGTTATATGACTGGGTTAATGGAAGCGATCAAGAACCATAAGAAATTCAATATTCCAAAGCTATGGTTCATGGTAAAAATCGAGAAAGAATCTTTTAACACACGTGTGATAAAGATATCCATTGGTGCTATGTCGGCTCCTTTTAGATATCTTCATGATGGGATAGATCTTTGGTCGTACGATTATAGAAAGGATGAGAGAAAACTAGAGTGGAGTCTCCCGCATCGTTTAGAAATGAAGAATTTTCTAAGGTCTCCAGAGAAGTATGATAAAGATTTAGTTCATTGGATCAGACTGTATATGAAACAGGAAGGAGAAGTTAAAGAAAAGATTCTGCTAACTTCCCCTAAAAATTAGAAATATATTCCGTAAGATAAATAAATCCTTGGATCAAATCCATCAGGATCTTTTCCACCTAAGATCGTAAATTTCGTAGTCTCATTAAATGTTTTAACTGTTTTATGATAAGCCATAATTTCTACTTGAGCGAAATGTTTTGATTTTTCGCTAGCCATAAATTCTTTTCCAAAAATAAGTTCTGGACAAAGAACAAAAGAATCACAAAGATACTCACTTTTATTGGTTACAAATATTAACCCTGCAACTCCAATTCCGCAAAAATATTGATTTTTGGGATCAGGATGGGGATAATAAAAACCCGAAAGGCTTGCTTTGAATTCAGCTAAATAATAACCAACACCTGCACCTATTTCGATGCCCCATCCAGCACTTTTATTTTGCTCTCTTATACCAAGAGCTAGGCTAGCTTGAGATTTGAACATAGGCCCTAGGGTTATTACTCCATATGTTTTAAATTCCCTTGCTACATCTGTTTTGTTAGCAAACGAAACAGTACAAAGAGATAAAAAACATAAACTTAATAGAATCTTTTTCATACATTACACTCTTTTGTTTTGTTTAAATAATTTAAAATTGTTGAATAATTATTCCATAATTCGTCATCAATCTTATTTTTTTTTATAGAACGTATAAGGTTTATTTTACAACTTTTTAATGATAAATCAAAATTTAATAATCTAATTATTTCTTTATCGTGTTGTTTTAAAGCATAATCGTAAATTCTTAGTAAATGAGAATTATTTAATTTCTCTGTGTATTCTTTAAGCCTGTTTGGTTTTATAAGATTTCTAGTTTTTCTCTTTTTCTTAGGTAAAATCTCTGGATTTTCTTTTTCTAAGATGTATTGATTTAAAAGTTTTTCTACTACTTTAGGATTTTTTTGGCATAGACTTTCAAAAGTAAAATGGTGCATTCTTTGGCTTTTGTCGTCTGGGAGATATTTGCATAGATCTTTTTTCTTTGTGGTCCCTACCTTAGCCATTGCTTTTGTTATGATTCCTTCGATTAGAGAAACATCTTTAACTTCTGGATTTACGATTTCCTTATCTGAGGAGAATAGATTTATAGTTTTAAACATTTTTCCTTATGTATTTAGAATTTAATAATCTTTGATAATTAGACATAACCAAAATGTACTGATAATGAAACATAATATATAAAAAATAGACTTATAGTTTTTTATAATAAGTATACCTGAGCCTATAGAAGTGATTAAACAACATATTCCGATAAAGTGATGGCTGAACATTTATCTTTCTATTTATTGTAAAATTCGACGATATTTTTAACGTGAAAAAACACACCTACAGACCCTATTATTACATAGGCATAATCTAAAAAAATAACTTTAGGTTTTTGTATCAAAGCTCTTATAGCAAAAATAGTGGTTACGAAATAACCAATAGCGCATATGCAATTTATAAACATGTATTCCTCTTTTTTTTAATTTCCTAATCCGCCTACTCTATCACTATCTCCAATGCTACTATGTTCATCAGAGTGATTTTCTCTATATCCATCCATAGAATTTTCACTATTCAACTTATCTATTGCCATTTGAAGTTCTCTTTTTTCTTTTTCATCCTTTGTCAATGATATTTTCTCTTTTATAAGATCTATAAGTTCATTAACATCATACATCGCTCTATATCCCGAAAGTGAAGCTATAATCAAATTTCCTGTCATATAAGATCCTGAAATAACTCCAATATCAAGAGCTATATCCATTGCTGTTTTCGCTATTTCCTTGTCAATCTCCTTCATTCGTTCTTGTTCATTACTATCGTATATATCTAAGGAATATCCTTTAGAGAAAAATAAAAGAAAAGTAAAAAGCAGAATTAAAGTTTTTTTTCGCATAACTTCCTTTAGTTTATATTTAAAGAATCACTTTTTGGAAAGAACTTTACATTTTCGCCTTAAAAATCACAAAACAAATTTTTGTCAGGTATTTATAAAGAAAAGCTCTCTATAACTATTCCTATAAATAAAGATCTCTTTAAGGAATATAATTCAAAAATATCAAAAAATAACATTTCTATATAATTGACAAATTATTTATTTATTATAACAATACGATTTAGATAACAAATCGCTATCCGGCGTTAAGGAATTTTGCGTAATAGGGTATCGCAGCCCTCAAGAAAGGAATGTTCGGATTCTTTTCTTAGAAAATAAAAAAGAGGTCTTATGTCAGAAGAATTAGCAAAAAGCGTTAAAGAGCAGGAAGTCGCTACACCTGAGGCCAATGTTCAGACAAATAAACCTGAAGAAGGTTCGTCCAGTAAAGAAGAATCGAAAGGTTCGAAAGATTACAATTTCGCTGCTTTACGGCAGCAAAACGATGAACTCAAAGATAAGGTCACTTTATTAACTGATAAATTAAATCAGGTAATAGCTCCAAAGCCCACACAAGAGCGTGATGAGCTCGAAGAAATGTCCCGCGATGATATTCCTACACTCGGTCAAGTTGAAAGACTTGTCGAGAATAGGGCTGAAAAGAAAGCAAAAAAAATCGTGGAAGAATCATTCAAAGAAATGGCAAGGCAGCAATTACCTCAATTAACTAAAGCTAAATACAATGACTTTGATCAAGTAATAACAAATGAAAATATAAAATTATTTGAACAACAAGAGCCTGAATTAGCAGCGGCATGTGCCAAATCTGATAATCCTTGGGAAACATCCTACAGAATGATCAAAAAAATCATTTTGACAGATAAACCACATAAATCTAATGCAGCCCAAACATCACAAAAAATAGAGGAAAATCTTTCCAAACCCGCATCTGTAAATAGTGCAGCAAAGAAAGGTCCTTTAGCTAATGCGAATGCTTGGGGAAATTTAGAAAAAGAAGAGGTTTATAAAGAAATGATGCACGCGGCTAATCAGTCTTTTTAACTTAAGGAATAAATAAATTATGTCAACAACAACAACCATTCTGCCACCACCAGTGGCTCAAAGGTTCTCGGCAAAATTGTTGTCAACTCCTCAAGCTAGGTTGATTCATAGATTGGCTGCAGTGCCTTACAGAATGCCAGAAAATTCCGGTAATATTCTTCGTATGAGAAGATTTACCCGTCTTGAAACGGCTCCTGTACCTGTTAACCCAGCTATGTTAAATCCTCCAGCTCAACAGTTGACTGCAGTGGATATCGACGCACGTCTCGACTGGTATGGAACATATGTCGTTGTAACTAAAGAAGTTACACTGATTAATGAAGATCCAGTTTTGAACGCTGCTGCTGCTCGTCTTGGTCAGTCCCTTCGTGAAACCGAAGATCAATTGATCCGCGACATGTTAGCTGCTAGCGCTTCTTTAATTAACTGCGTTGGTGGTACCAATGGCGACAATCCTACCGAGATCGTACGAAGCGATGTCGACGCTGTGATTGCAACTCTGCAAAATAATAATGCTGAGTTCATTACAGAACAAATAGAAGGCGAGATGAAGATTGGATCAGGTCCTATACGTGATGCTTACTTAGCTATGGGACACACCAGATTGATTGGACAACTTGAGCAAATAGATGGCTTTATTGCTAAAGCTCAATACCCAACACAATCAGCTGTGTTACCAAGCGAATGGGGTTCCGTATCGAACGTTAGATTCTATCTTTCGTCACGTGCTTCTGTTACAGCTAATGCTTCCTTACTTGGCGCAGATATTATGAATGTCTTCGTAACAGGTCAAGAAGCTTATGCAATGGTAGAACTAGATGGAGCATCTGCTCGATTTATCTATCATCCACCAGGCTGGGGCGATGATCCTTGCGAATTGAGACAAACCTGTGGTTACAGATTTGCTCAAGTTCCAAGAATCACGAACGATGCTTGGGTTATTAATCTACGCGCAACACTAGCATAAGGAGAACTAAAATGAGTACACCATTAAGTATGATTGCTGAAGGTTCTTTTACCTCCACGGGTGCTGCACAATTGATTCAGTTACCAAGACAACCACACTATTTCAAGATTATAAACCGATCAACTTGGGGAACAGCACCAACTGCTGTTGTTCAATCTGAATGGTATAATGGAATGGCTGCTGGTGAAGCGAAGAGTATTTCAGAAGGTGGAGCTAGTGCTTTAACAGCTGCTGTAACGGCTGCTGGTGGAGCTGGTTTCAGATTGATTGATTTAAGCAATCAAACTCCTGCTGCTGCTATTGCAGTTACTGTAGTTTCACAAGCTGCAAGTGCTGTTGTAAATACTGCGACAACTCCTCAAATTGGGGATATTGTTCGTTTATATGCAACTACACAGATGCTTCAAATTGCCGGTATGGATTTTACAGTTACGGCTGTCAATCCTGGGGTAGCATTTACTCTCGGTTATTTGAATTCTGCTGCTTTTGCTGCTGCGGCAAATGCTGGATTTTATAGGGTTCTTCCAAGACAACTATATACTCCAAGACAATTTTTTATAACTGTAATTACAGTAGCTAACCCTGCTGTGATTACCACATCAGTTGCTCATGGCTATGCAATTGGAGACAGAATTCGTATTCATGTTCCAGCTGTATTTGGCATGGTGCAAATTGATAATTTGGAAGCCAATGTAACTGCGGTTACAGCTGGTACAATTACAACAGATATTAATTCAAGTGCATTTACTGCATTTGCATTCCCAACATCTGCTGTAGCTGCTGCTGGAATTTCTTTTGCACAAGTAGTACCTGTAGGAGAAATTGCTACAAACTTGACGGCTGCTGAAGATAATATTGGTTATTACGCTATGCAACTGGGAACAGCTGTAGTTGGCGCTAATGGCAATGTTATGGATTGGGTAGCTTACTCAAGAGATAACTAATTAAATAAAACGAAATGGAGAGTATTTCGGACTCTCCATTTCACAACACATAGAGAGGTCTTATGTCAGAATGTGTTAAAGAGCTACATTTTAAAACTAAGAACAAAAGAACTCAAGAAGAAAAAAGCAAGGGTAGTGAGTTAATCCAACAAAAGAGGAAAGAAGACTCTAGGTTGGTTACAGGTATTTTTAAGAATATCGAAGTACCAGGCGGAGATTTGGAATTTGCATATAGGGCATATGATGGAGAGCCAATCCAGATCTATCATTTGGATGATGGTCAAAAAGCTACTATTCCTTTAGGAGTGGCTAGACATATAAATAACCAAACTCAAGTCCCTATTCATGATAATATTTTAGGCCCTGATGGAAAGAGATTAACAGGAACTAAAATAGGAAGTTACCGACAAAGATATCAATTTCTATCGACTGAATATATGTAATATTGTAGTAGTTAATTAAAGGTTAATAATTATGGCTTTATATACTTTGCAGGCTATTCGAGATAAAATCAGGAAGATTACGGCAAGGCCTAGCCCTAATCAAATCACTGATTCTGAGATAGATGAATATATTAATACGTTTTTAGTTTATGATTTACCTGAGCATTTAAGGTTATTTATACTAAGAACGACTTATACCATCGATTTAGTACCGGGTCAGCCTTTTTATGATTTTACTGGTAAAAATGAGTATTTGACTGTAGAGCCTCCAGCATATGTTGCAGGTTACGATACTCAATATTTTCAAGACCTACAAACATTTAGAAATTTGTTTCCACAACCAAGATATGTAGTACAGTTAACTACAGGTACTGGAGTAGCTGGACCATATGCTGGAACATTTACGTATATTCCTGTAAAACCTACTACAGTTTTTATAACTGCTATAGATAATGCAGGCGTATCGTTGGTTTGTAAAGACGATGGGCTTGGTAATCTAGTAGGTAATATACTACCAGGTGCAACCATCAATTATCGAACAGGTGCAGTTACTGGTATCATATGGAGTGGTGTTATAGCTAATGGAACCATCATATATATAGAAGCAGCTACTTATCAAAGTGCTAGACCATTAGCTGTTCTATTTTTTGAAAATAAATTCGAATTTTGGCCAGTACCTGATAAAGGTTATTTATTCGAAATCGTTGCTTATAAGAATCCTCTTTCATTAATAAATTCTGTAGATGAACCAGTATTAAGAGAATGGTGGGAATTTATTGCATGGGGAGCATCACTTAAAATATTTTCTGACAATCTTGATATGGATAGTTATGCTAAAGCAGATGTTTTATTTGATCGTCATAAGGTTTTAATCGAAAGAAGAACTCTAAAGCAATTATCAACTCAGAGAGCAAGGACTATTTATTCAGATTATGATAGTTATCCTTACTCAAATCAATATCCTTACATTTAGGAGATTTTATGGTTTATTATTCTGGAATTCCAGCAGCTACAGACAAACCATCACAGTCGCAAGCCCAATTTGCAGCCAATTTTACAGATTTAAATACGGTATTTGGAATTGATCATGTAAATTTTACTGCTGCGATTAACAGAGGTGAGCACACAAAAGTAACATATACCAATGTTCTTGGAGCCGATCCAGGTTTAGCTTATCCAAAAGGTAGTGCATATACTAAAGCTGTGGTTATTGGTGGTGTAAATTACGCGGAATTATTCTTTGAAACTTCTAGAAGTGTTGGAGCAAACATAGTCAGACAGTTAACTGGAATTGTACCTGTAGTTGGAGGAGCTCCAGGACCTGGGGCATCTATAATGACTCCATGGGGGATAAGAATTGCATGTGGAACATTCGGCGGAAGTGCTGCTGGAATTCCCAATACTTTTGCTGTTAATTTTAATACTATTCTATCATTGGTATTAACTACAGATAGTAATACTAGGTATGCAAGTTATACTGCATTAGCTGTTACTGGATTTACTGCATGGAGTGTTGGTGCAGTTACTGGTTCTTATATCGCTATAGGAACTTAAAATGGCAAAAGTTGTAACCGCCCCTTATAAAACAGGACTTCAAACAAATGTTGAACCATTTCTTTTACCGGATGATGGATTCGATTTACTTGAAGATGCATTTGTATGGAGAGGTCGTGTAAAAAGAAGGGAAGGTTTTACATTTCTTGGAAGATTGCATCTTACACCAAAATTACCAGAGGCTTTAGCTAATGTAAACACTGGTGCTGTTACTTATACAGATACTTTGGCAAGTACGCCAGTTTCACCTGGTACTGTCACAATCGTTATAAGTACCGCTCCACCTATGACATTCACAGACAATGGAAATGGCACGCTAACTTCAGTAACCGCTACTACAAATTATGGTACTATTGATTACGAATCTGGAACTTTTGTTTTAACATTTAATCCAGCACTTCCAGCCGGTGGACCATTTGCAGTAAATGCTACTGCTTATCGGTATCTTCCAAGATTATCTTGTATGGGACTTGGATTATATGAAGATCCTACAGTTAATAGAGAAGAATTAATTGCTTTTGATGAAGATTATTCTTATATTTATAATGGTACTACAAACGTTTTTGATATTTTATTAGATAATACTGGTGCCGTTCAAATTTGGAGTGGAACGACTTCTGATTTTTTTTGGTCTACTAACTATTATCAGTCACCTGTTATCGGAGGAAATTATCTATTTTGGGCTACAAATAATGTAGCAAATGTTGTGGTTGGTCCTCAAACACAAAATGGAATTCAAATTTATAATGGAACTGCTTGGTATGCTCAAACACCTGTAATTGATGCAGCAGCAAATCAACTTCGAGGTTGTTTAATTTTACTTCCTTATAAAAATAGGATGATTGCTTTAAATACCTTGGAAGGTGCTGTAGCTCCTGCTGGTGCAACGCGTCATCCAAATAGAGCGAGATGGTCACAAAATGGAGTCCCATTTACTGATACATTAGCAGGTGCATTGCCAGATGCATGGAGAGAAGATATTGTAGGAAAAGGTGGTTACCATGATGCCCCTACAAGAGAAGCAATAACTTCTGCTGTACTCTTGAAAGATACATTGATTGTATTTTTTGAAAGATCAACTTGGAGATTGACATATACAGGAAATGAGATTCTTCCGTTTATATGGGAAAGAATAAATGAGGAACTTGGTGTCGAAAGTACATTTTCTTCTGTTATTTTTGATAGAGGAGTTCTTGGAATTGGTGATAAAGGTGTTATTGCAGCCAATTCTATTTCAGTTGAACGTATAGATGAGAAAATTCCTCAGGTAGCATATTCTATACAAAATGACAATGATGGACCAAAAAGAGTCCATGGAATTAGAGATTATTACAATAAATTAGTATTTTGGACTTTTCCAAGTGATTTGAATCCTACAGACCAACAACAGTCAAGTGTTTTTCCTGACAAACTTCTCGTTATGAACTATGAAGAGGGTAACTGGGCTCTTTTCAATGATAGTTTTACCTGTTTCGGATATTGGCAAGATACAAGAGATTTTACTTGGGCAACTTTACCTTATAGTAGTTGGAGTTCTTGGACAATTCCGTGGGGAGCTCCTTTATCACAAAGTTATTTTCCTAACATTATTTCAGGTAACCAGAAGGGGTTTGTCTTAGTCTTAAATCAACAAATTGAAAACGATATAAGTAGAGATATAACAAATATAACTAATGCAAATCCAGCTGTTGTAACTATAGTAAATCATAATTTACAAGATGGTCAGTTTGTAAAGTTTTATTATACAAGAGGATTTACTAATGCTATTGTTAATGAAAATGATGGTATAGCAATAGCTACTTCGACATCGTTTTCAGGAGTTTTGACAAATTTAGGGGTTTATCCCTCTTCTGTTACGATTACAGTAGGAGCCAATACCTTTACTGATATAGGTAACGGATCGTTGATTGGCGGGGTTGGAAATGGGGTAGTTGATTACGAGACAGGCAAATTCACGGTTAATTTCGCAGCATTGGGTGTTAATACAAACGTATTATCAAGTTATTCGTATAATGTACTGAATTATAGGACTTTCTATGTAGAGCGTATAGATTCAAGTAGATTTTATATATGGAGAGTCCTTGCTAATGAAAACTATGAAGGGGTAGATTTGAGTGGCTATGCCAACCCTTATACGGGATCGGGTAGCGTTTCCGTTCCAAATAACATACGGGTCAGGACAAAACAGTTTAATCCATTTTCCGCAGAAGCATATGCAGTAAGAGCTAACTTTTTTGACGTTCAATTAGAAAAAGGAACAGCTACATTTAATGCTTATATTTATGCTGATTCAGATAATGTTGATCCAATTGAAACTTTAACTACGTCTAATATACAATATAATAATTCTTTATTAGCTAATAGTAAAATATGGACTAGAATTTATTCTAATGGAGTATCAGACTTTCTTCAGGTTGAATTTTCCTTTAGCGATTATCAAATGACACAGTTTGTGAATTATAGCAGCGCATGGACTTTACATAATTTGATTTTAGATTTGGTTCCTAGTGGAAGGATCATTAATAGATCATGAGCACTAACTATAAACCAGACTTTTCTTTAGAACCAGCCCTTAACGAAAATCTTGACTTTAGCCCGAATCCAGAAGAGTTTCTTCGACAATTCACTGAACTTTATCGACAGATTGCTAGAAAAGTAAATGCTAAAGATAGAGGATTTTACTGGAATCAGGAAATAATAAACGACCAAAGATATTACATAACAGGTGATCCTCAGAAATTCCATACAATTTTTAGAAAAGTTGTTCCATGTGGAGCTTTACCAAATAACGCGCCTCCTTTGAAACAAGTTGCTCACGGAATTACCGGAATCGGTAATGGGTGGATGTTTACAAGAATTTATGGTACTGCCATGGAACCTGCAGGAGTGGCCCCTCGTCCTTTCTATATTCCACTTCCAAATAGCGGTCCTAACTATCCAGTAGAACTTATGGTTGACAATACGTTTATTAATATTACATCAACAGTAAATCTTTCTACATTTACAACTACTTATATTGTACTAGAGTTTTGGAAGGTGTAAAGACTTCAGTGTTTACACTCTCTTTATTCATTATTCCTAATAATTGATTAGCGAAATTATATCCTTTAGAAGTATCGAATTCTAAAGATAGACAATTTAATACGAACTTAATTTCAGATAGATTCTCGTTTAATGATTTTAATTCTTTTAAAATATCTTGTTGGTAATCCATTTTCTATCTCCTTAAGATGAATTTTTAAACAGGTATCATATCAAACTATTTTAATTTGGCAAGAAGATTTTTCTTAAAAAGTCAATTCATCTATTGAAATTAATTAAATTAAATATTTTGATAACAAATAGAAATAAAGAGGTATTTTATGTCGCTCGGCGATTTCTTATTCGGTAAAAAAGAAAAAATGCAACAATTTTCAACGATGAATCCACAGCAACAGGGGTTGCTTTCTCAATTACTTGGTAGTTTGGGTGGACAGGGTGGACAGGGTGGGGCTTTTGGAATGGGAATGGGACATTTACAAAGATTATTAGGCGGTGATGTAGGAGAATTTGAAGCTCCTGCCATGAGACAATTCCAAGAACAAATTGTTCCAGGTATTGCAGAAAGATTTACTGGTATGGGTGCTGGCGCTCAACAATCTTCCGCTTTTGGCCAACAACTTGGTGCTGCGGGAGCTGGACTTTCAGAACGACTTGCTGCTATGAGAGGTGGTCTTCAACAACAAGCTATGAGCCAATTATCTCAGCTTTTGGGTATGGGAATGGGTGCTAGACCTTTTGAAAATGTTATGAGACCAGCAACATCGGGACTCTTTGGAGCAATGGCTCCTGGAATTGGACAAGGAATAGGAATGGGTGCAAGTTCTGGATTAATGTCATTATTAGGAATGTTATAAGGAGATAAATATGCAAATTATACCTCAAGAACCCGGATTGGGAGAATTGTTAGGCAGTGGAATCGGAGCTGGAGTTTCTACTGGATTACAATCTGTTTTAGAAAGAAGACAAAAACAAGCGGAACTTTCTGGATTAATGAAGAGTTTAGGTTTAACGGGGCAAACACAACCTGGACAGGGTGGACAGCCTGGACAAATTCCTTCGACTACTACACAAGGAGAAATTTTCCAACCCGAACAAAACCAACAACAAATGCAAATAGAAAAAATAGCTACTAATCCTAAAGCAATGGCTATATTATCTCAGATGAATCCACAGGCAGCAAATCAAATATCTCAAATGTATAAAAATTTGTTGTCAGAAAGAAAACTTCAATCTACACAAAAATTCCAAGAAAGAAAATTAGCAGCACCAACAGTAAATAAATATTTAGATAAAATTGGATCATTAGAAACAGATATTCCATCAAAAGAAATTGGAATTATGAGAATAAATGATGCTTTAAAATCCAAAGATTTAAAGAATTTTCAGAATTATTTTGCAGATTATATGGAAAGCAAGGGTAAACCAGGCGATTATTTTAGAACAAGTGCTGCTGCAGCATTACAATCAGGTGTAAAAGAATTCCTGTTAGCTGATTTAGGAAAAATTAAAGGTGGAAGACCAAATCAATTTATTGAAATGCAATTGTCAGCTTCGTATCCTAAAGCTGGATATGATCCATTTGCAAATGCAAAGATTTCTGCTGCAATGAATACAGGAATAGAATTGAATAGAAAAATGGTGGATACATTTCATGAAATAGAAAATTCATATCTTAAAAAACAAGGATATCTTCCTTCAAATATAGAATCTCAAGTAAATAAAATATTACGTCCATTTGCTATAGAAAAAGAAAAAGAATTGCAAAATTATTATAATGAATTGAATAAACAAGAAAAATCTGGAATTAAATTTCCTAAATTAAAAGAAAATAAAACAGAAAATTTAGCAGAATTTGAAACTATGCCATCACCTAAAGATCATCCTGGTGTTGTAATTGAAGATGACAAAGGAAATAAATACAAAAGTGATGGTTCAAAATGGAGTAAAATTTAATGCCATTCAGAATCTTAGAACAACCAAACACAGAAGTTAATGAAAATATACCAATTAAAGGAAAATTTCGAATTGTAGAACAACTTGAACCTTCAGAAAACGCTATTCCATCTCCAAAATCAGAACAAATAGCCGAAAGTTTTAAATTCTTTGGTCACAAACCATCCACAGAGACAATTGAAAAAATTCGTCATCCTATTGGTGTTGCAGAAAAAGGATTGGCAAAAGGACTTATAGGAGGACCTGGAGAACTTATTAATTTTGCTCAAGGATTAATGGGAATAGAAAAACCTATCCCATTACTTCCGACTACCGAACATGTAGGAAAGTTTTTTGATAAGTTAAGTGGTGAACAGTTTAATCCTGAAAATTTAACTGAAGAAATTGCAGACCGTGGTTTTGAATTTTTAGGTGGAATGCTTGGATTAGGTGGAATGCGATCAGGAGGTACACTTTTAAAAACTTTTGGTAAAAATATATTATCCGCTTTTGCACCTGCTGGGGTTTCTGTTGTGAGTGAAAAGGCAGGACTTCCTCCTTGGGCACAAGTAGCCTCAACTATTGGAACTTCATTTTTAACTCATCGTTTAACAGGCAAAAGTTTAAAAGAAGTCGAAGGAGCTTTACATTCTCATGCTAAAAAATTAGCTGGTGATAGTACAATTTCTGCAAAAACTTTAGAAAATAATTTTTCAGGATTGAAAAAAATATTAGAAAAAGGAGTCTCAACTCCTACAACTAATGCAATAAAAAGTACGATTAAAGAATTAAAAGGAAAAATAAAATCTGGTAATATTTCTGTTGAAGATTTAACAGAAGCGAAATCTAGAATTTATGAAAAAAAATCTGAAGTATTTGCAAAATTAGGATTTAAAGATGCTAAAGGAACTGAAGGACTTTGGAAAAAGTTAACAAAAGATATCGATAATACAATAAAAGAATATGAAAAAATAAATCCAGAATTTTCAAAAGTATACAGACAAGCAAATTCTTTGACTAAAGGAATAGCAGATACCAAAAAAATGGGTAAATGGTTATTAGATAATAAATTTTTAACCGGTCTTGGTGGTATTTTATTAAAAACAACTCTTCCTGTAATTTTTCAAGAAGGTTTAATTGGAACTGGTGCTGCTCAAGCAGGTTTATTTATGAGATCTTTAGCAAGAAATCCTGGATATAGAAAAGCTTATTTTGATGTTCTCAAAAATGCATCAAAGGAAGATTTAAAAGGTACAGCGACTGCATTAAAAGTCTTTAATAAGAAAACAGAACAAAATATACCTGAATTAATTCAAGATTGATCTTTTGAATCATAGGTAGTGTAATAATCTTCACTATGCTCAAAGTCTTTATTTGCAGCTTTAACTATTCCATAAACTATTAAAAATGCTAAAATTAAATTAAACATATAATATACTTTTTAATAAATATTTAATTGTCTTCAAAAGGAAACGTAGATTTAAAAATATCTTTTTCATTATTGTTACATTCATTTGATGAATCACTGCAATAATTAAAAAAGAAAATTAATGCCACAATTCCTATGAGTAACAAGAAAAAATGTCCTATTTCCATGGTTCCAATGTAAATTCCTATATTATGTGATATCTCGGATATTTTCTCTTCCAATTGATACATAATCATTTTATTTTTTCTCCTCTAATTTATTAACTTTAACTTCCAAACCAGAAAGTCTACCTTGAAAGTTCATATTCCAGTCATGAAGTTCTTTGGTTAACGAATCGAATTTACTATCTAAAGATCTATAATCTGATCTGGATTCGGTTCTCACCCATATAAATGCACCAATAATTGTAACTAAAATAACAATAAATTCTAGGTGTGCTTTAAAAACAACTTTTGTACTTTCCATTTTATTTTTTCTCCTTTAATTTTTCTTCTAAGATAGCATCACTAAGTTTTCTTCCTGTCATAAGCCAAAACATTCTGTCGTCTTGTTGGTCTAATCGTTGTTCAATGCGATCTATTTTCTTATTCACGTCAGATTTAAAATTTCTCAGAAAACTGTATGTAAATCCTATAACTGCAATTCCGGTACCTATTACACTCCATTCCATCTTATTTTCTCTCTATCTGTTTATATTTTTCTTCCAATGCACAAAGCCTACCATGAAAGTCCTTCATCTCATTTTTCATATCATCGGCTAAGCGATCTATTTTCCCGCCGAGATTTGTAAAAATCATCCATCCCATACCTAATGTTGATAAAACAATCATTAAAACTTGATACCATTCCATAGTTATTCCTTATAGTTATTTTCATAATATTTTTTTAACTCTTCATTATTTAATGTTTCTATAAATTCCAATTCACTTCTATGTTTTAAATTCAATTTTTTTATTAATTTATTCTTTAAAGGGTTATCAGAAAATGATGCACCTTTTATAATATTATGTTCTTGTAAGTCTATTCCTAATTCCTGTAATTTACTTATTACAGTAAATAAACTTCTTTTACCAAAATTTCTATTTTTTAAAAGATCAGAAGAAGTAACACTTAATAAGTCATTAATAGTATTAAGATTAATGTAACTAAAGGTGTTTTGAATTCTATAATTATTTTCATCAAAATATATATTTTTTAGTAATCTAGAATTTTTATCATTTGAATAATATTCTTTTATTTTCCATTCAGCATTTAAATAATTAGATCTAATTATAGTAGGTGTAACACAAAATTTATTTGCAATTTCTGTGTATGTTTTACCTTCTTTTCGAAGTTTATAAACTTCTTTTTGTCGTTCATTTAGGAATTTGAATTCATCTATATTTATATTGATCTGCTCAATTTTAGCTTTTGTATAAACGTTTTTTTTTGAAATGTTGTCATAATCTCCAACAAAGTAGTCATTTTCTTTGTCGTTCTCCATCTCATTCCTCCTTTTCTAACCTGTTCCTTTCATATCCATCTTGCGCATCTGCAACATTGCGCATAGCGAGTAAAAATAGGGTAATGGATTCTTTATCTACTTTAAGACTTTCTTCCCAAACAGCATTTAGATAGGCTACAGCTACATCTTGATCTTTAAGCTGTTCTATTAACCAATCTTGGTATTTTTCACTTTTTTTCATCTAGTCTATCCGAATGAACGCAATATGTTTTCCCTTCCCATTTTTTATCTGCATACCCTTCAAGATATGAAAGTCTAGCATTCATAATTTTTAATTCAGTTTCTATTTTTTCGAATCGTTGATCTACTTTATCAAATCGTTTATCTATTAAATGATATATCCATCCAAGTATTCCTACTATTGGAACTAAAATAGATCCTATTATCGTAACTATTTGGGTTACACTTATCATTTGTGGTTCAGTCATCTCATTCCTCCTTTTCTAGCAAGTTCTTCCTCTTCGATACTTCAGGCATCAGCAATCTTAGCACATATGCCCTTATCGTTACATTGTGAACTTTAGCCTGATCTTTCACAATATCATGTATCCACTCAGGAACCTCTAAGATGATCCTCTTACATTCTTTCTGGGGCATAGTGTACACCATTTTCCTATTTTCTATATACATAAATCATTATTTGAATTAATCAGAAATTAAAGTAACGATTTACAACTAACTAGGTTATTATGGCAAAATACAAAAGAAAAATGCAAGTAGGTTATGGATTATCTTCTCCATTACCAGGTATCTTTCCTTCTCCAATCATAGCGAGGAGAGCTCCAGCTGCTGGAGATGTTGGATATCATTTAGGTCAGTTATGGGTAGATAGATTAACTAATTTAGCTTACATATTAACTTCTGTTAGTGCAGGAGCAGCTAATTGGTTGGCAATATAAATTTAAACAAAAGGTATAATTATGGCAAAATATAAAAGACGAATACAAACAGCTTATGGGTTATCTAGTCCACTACCTGGTATATTCCCTTCTCCAATCATAGCGAGGAGAGCTCCTACAGCTGCAGATACTGGATATCCATTAGGTCAACTATGGATATATAAACTATTAAACGATGCTTTTGTTTTAACAAGTATAGTAAATGGTTTAGCTAACTGGGAACCACTAACTATTACAACTGCTGGTATAGCTCCAATATCTAAATTTGTTGTAGCTTCTGATGGATCTTCCGGATATTTGACGATACAATCAGCTATTACTGCTGCTGTTACCGCTGGTGGTAATGCTACAGTTTATGTACGACCAGGAACTTATGTTGAGAATTTAACTTTAGCGACTACAGTTGATATTGTTGGAGCAATAAATTCTGGAGTTACTATTACAGGTGTCCATATTCCTCCTGCTGCTGGTAGAGTACAAATACAAAATTGTACACTGACAAGCGCGACTCATATATTTAGTAGCGCTGTTGCCGGAACTGCAAGTATAACATTGATAGCATGTAATTTTACTGTAACTAATGGATTTATATTTAATCTAACAAACTGGACTGGAGCTTTAGTAATAGGAAATAGCGGAGACACAGGCAGTACAAATAACGGAGTAGTTAGCAATGTTACGACAGCCCCTATTGCTATATTTAATTCATCTGTAGGTGCCGGAGTTGGCCAAACAATGGTCACTAAATCATCTTCATTGATTATTGATGAATCAACTATTGCATGTCCCATTACAGTTTCAGGAGCTTGTGCGTATTCAATAATTGCAGGTAGTGTTTTAAGTAGAACGTTTACTACAGTTAATACAGCTACAGGAAGTATAGAAAATAGTACACTTTCAACTGGAGCAACTGCTGCGATAAACCATGGTTCAGCTAATGCATTAACTGTTACTAATGTTGTTATAAACTCTTCTAATGTTCCTGTAATTAATGGAGCCGGTGCTGGCGCTATTAAATTATCAGGTGTAGAGTTTGTGGATGGAAGCAATCTTGCAGCAACGTTAACATTAAATCATTCATCTGAAACTAGAAGTACTAAATTGTTAAATGGTGATGCTGTTTATAGAGTTAACACCTTTACTGCAGAGAATGATGTTATTCAGGCATATGCTGTAGATGCTACAGCAGCTGGAGCAGCAGACAGAAATGCTATTGAAGGTAATCTTCAAGTAACTAGTGGAAACGGAGGACATACTCCTGATGGAGTTCAAGGCGCTATTTTTGCAATTGCAGGGTCTAATATGCTTACTTCATTCGGAGTAAGAGGATTTTGCAATCAAGCTGATGGATCAATTATTGCATCCACAGCAGCTGGAGTAGAAGGACATTTAAATATTCTTGAAGCCAATACAGCAGATCAACCACAATTTTTTGCATTTGGTGTTAAAGGTTATCTAGACTCTGTCGATACAGCAGGTGCAACTCCTGCTACATGTAGAATGGCAGGTCTTGGTTCTCTTGTAGAATACAATACTCCTTTCAATGGTGCTGTATATGGAGTAAACGTAAGTCGTCTAGATCAAGGTGTAGGTGCTGGTACTGCAGGTCTTGCAGCTTATGGAGTAACTCAAGGTATACGCGGAGCAGGTCTTATTTCTGATTGGTTGTATGGACTAGATTTGTATAATGGTGCAGCTGGTATTGCATATACTACTGCCGATGTTAGACTTTGGAATACAGCAACAATTACTTCCGCAGCTGCTGGAGTAACATTAAATTCAGTTTCTGGAGATGACATATTCCTAGATTGTGGAGATAATGTTGGTGTAAATAAAGTCGCTATTAGAAATCTTTCTAATGTAGAAAGAGCATCAATTAATTCTCGTGGAGATATAGCAGGAAGAAATATAAACGTAACTAACGTAAATATCCCTGCTTTTTATGCTAGTCCTATTGTCCAAAGTAACTTAAATACTGGAGTAGCTCCCACAGGAGTTGCTGGAGATATAAACTTGATCATGACGCAAGGTGATAATATCATGCAAGAGTTTGTCATTACAGCTCAAGCTATCTTAGCTCCAAGAATGACTGCAACTGGTCTAGAAATTGGTGGTGATCAAATTGCTACTAATGGTTGGGAATATAACTGGGGTGCAAATACACCTATAAACAGATTTGCATTTACAGCTCAAACCTCTGCAGCGTTTTTTATCGAAGCAACTTTTAACGTAGCGACTGTAGCTAATGTTGAATATTTATGGTTAGGATTTAGAAGAGATGCAGCCAATAATGCATCTTTTGCAGCTTATACAGATGGAGCTATGATTGGATTATATCCTACAACTGCCGCTACTGTTGGTATTATTGCTCAATCGCTGAATGGACCAGCATGGGGTTATACTAATACAACTAATGCATGGGCAAACGGAACTGTTCATACAGTTCGTGTTAATGTATCAGCCGCTGGTGTTGTAACATATTTAATAGATGGAGTTGCACCAGCAGCAATACCTGCTGTACAAACTTTTGATGCAGGGGATATTATTATTCCTTGGATCGGGATAAAACAAGCAGCTGCTGCTTTTACTGCTGTAAAATTGACTCAATTGGCTGTTGGTTATCAAAACTAACGTTTAATAAAAAAGGAAGCTCTTTATTGGGCTTCCTTTACATTTTATATTAAATAATATTAATTTTTTATTTATTCTTTAACAGTGGAATTCTTAAATTCTTCTTCTGTTAATTCAATAATATTATCTTTCTTTTGACTATCTTGTTTAGATTTTTCAATATGTTTATTAATCTCGATATTAATAAAATTAATAATATTAAGATTTTCTTCTATTGAATTCGTAATTGGAAAGTCGAAGTGATAGACTTTAGTTCCTTCAACTATATTATATCTCCCTCTTCCTTCTGAAAACAATTTAATATCTTCTTTTGGTAATTCTGTCATAAGACCTCGCTTTGTTTAAATTTTTATTTATATTTAAATTAATTTTTCATTGCAATAATAAATTTATTAAACTAGAAAGAAATTAACGACATGAGCTGCGTACTATCGCATGCCCTACAAGGAGAATAACCATGTCAAGAACAACTCGTCCATTACTCAAAATGGATGCAAATAATAGACCTATTCAAGATTCACAACATGACGAAACTTTCAGAGGAGCATATACAGGAATAAATCTTACTTATGGTGGATTTGCAAGACCTGGGTCAGCTGAAGGTAGTAATGTATGGAAAATTTTCCTAATTGCTTATGATATAGCTGACAATCTCATCTCTGTTAAATGGCCAATTAGCGCTACGACTGGAGCTGTATCTTCAGATTATGAATTTAATTGGACCGGAAGAGCTGGTTACACATACGTATAAAGGAGATTTATGGCACAAAGATATAGAATAAATCCCTTTACAGGTCGAATGGATATAGTTGAGCAAGATATAGGACCTGGCGGAGACGTAGAATATTTGACTGGTAATGCTGGCGGTGCTGTACCTCCAACTGCTAATAATATTAATATACTAGGTGCAGGAGCAGTAAATGTAACTGGAGTTCCTGGTACAAGTACATTAACTGTTACAGTAGCAGGTGGTGGACTTTTTGCATGGAGTAGAGAAGCAGGAGCTGCTGTTCCAGCAGTAGTAAATCATGGATACATAAATACAAATGTTGGACTTACTACATTTACATTACCTTTAGCATCTGCTGTAGGAGATATGATAGAAATAGTTGGAGAAAGTGCTGCTGGATGGACAATTGCTCAAAATGCAGGACAGAACATTCAAAATGCTATAGGTTCTACAACCATTGGTGTAGGTGGTTCATTAAGTTCTACAAATAGATACGATACAATAAGAATAGTATGCAGAGTAGTTAACACTACTTGGCATACAACAGCCGGAACAGGCGTACCTAACATAGTATAGGAGAAAAAAAATGGTTTATAATACTACAACGAATATGTATGGATACAGTAAATGGGTAGTAGACAATGTAGGTTTCTCTCCATATACAACTGTACAATCTGCGATTAATGCATGTAATACTGCAGGTGGTGGAACAGTTGTTGTACGACCTGGAACATATGTAGAAAATTTGACTCTTTATGACAAAGTAAGTTTAGAAGGTACTGGAAATGCAGATGAAATTATCATTAGGGGAACACATACTCCACCTGTAGCAGGTGATATAAGTTTTAAAAATTTAACTCTTACTTCTGCTACTCATGTTATATCAAGTGCAGCAGCTGGTACAACATCAATTTCCTTTACAAATGTATTTTCTGTATCTACAAATGGATATCTATTAAATATTGTAAACTGGACAGGTCTTGTATATCTAGAAAATTATGCAAGCAATGGAACCGATGATGGATTTATAAACAATACGGCTGGATGTCCTATAACGTCCTTCAACTCTGTCCTTGGAGCTGGTTCAGCAAATACTATGCATGCTTCTGGTGTATGTTTTTTAGTAGATACTATTATTTCATGCCCTTCTAGTTTTGAATTGAATTGTTCTTTTACAATTAGAAATGGTTTATTTACTAAAACGTTAACTACTGTAAATAATGCTACAGGTTCTATAGTAAATACATATTTTTCTACTGGTGCTTTTGCATCTATAGCACATGGTTCAACGGGTACAGTAGATTTTGGTAATGTAACAATAAATTCTTCCAATAATCCTGTGATTTCTGGTGCTGGAGCTGGTGCTTTACAAATTGGTTCCATAACGTATTTAGATGGTAAGAATTTAGCAGTTACACTTACTCTAGATTATACAACAAGACTGGAAACTGGAGAGCTTAAATTAGATACTCTTAATGGATATCTTTTTGCTACTAATGGTGTTGTATCAACGGCCGGTGGTGGAGTATCACAACTGCAAATTTATTATGTAGGTAAACATGGTAATGATGCAAATAATGGATTGTCAATAGAGACTGCTAAATTGACATTTGGTTCAGCAATCACAGCTGCTGCTGCATTAACTCCTTCTGCTGTAAATAGATTCGTAATAGTTTGTTTTGACGAAGGAATTTATACAGAAAATATAACATGCGGAGCTTACATAGATATTCATGCTCCAAATGCAACATTGACTGGTATCTTAACTTGCTCAGATAATTCGGATGTAAAATTACATGCAATAAATGTTGCAACAGCAACTATTGGTGTTGTAAAAACAGCAGGTACTATTTATTCAAATATAGATATCGATATCGTAACTTGTGCTGGATCTGGAATCGGATTCTTAACTACTGTAGGTGTAATGAATTGCAGATGGAAAGAATTATATATTGTAGATGGTTTTGGGGTTGGAGATCTATCTTCTTTAGTAACTCATTTGCATGTTTATGGTGGTGATATTTATATATCTGGAACTGGAACTGGTATAGCAAGGGCAAATGCAGGATCAATAGTTGGTCATATTGATCATATTTTGGATACAGGAATTGGAGCAACTACTGCTATCGCTGTTTTTAATGGAACAATAGATGTAATTGTAAATAAAATAGATTGCGACACTGCATATACTGTTTCTGGAGCAACATCTGTTTTAAGGCTTTTCTGTAATGAAATAACAGGAGTACGTACTGTTGCTTTAGGAGGTACAGCAAGAGTTTGGATTCCTCCACTTTATGGTTCTTCTGGACAAATACTCCAATCAAGTGGAGAAGGAGTTGATCCTGTTTATACAACGGCAACTTATCCAGCTACTACAGCTCAAGGAGATTTACTTCTAAGCGCTACTGCAAATACAATTACACCTTTAAATAAAAATGCGACCGCTACAAGATATTTAGCTAATACAGGTGCTGGCAATAATGCTGCATGGGATCAGATAAATTTAGCTAATGGTGTTACTGGAACATTGTTACCGGTTAATGGTGGAACAGGACTATCATCTCCAGCAGCTCATAGTTTAATAGTAACTGAAGGAGCTGCTGCATATACAGCTCTTGGCGTTGCTACAAATGGTCAATTAGTCATTGGATCTACAGGTGCTGATCCTGTTTTAGCAGTTCTTACGGCAGGTGCTGGTATTGGTATTACAAATGCAGCGGGTAGTATAACAATTGCATCAACTGCAACTGGTGGTATGCCATGGACAGAAACAACCGTTAATGCAGGAATGGTTGTTAATAATGGTTACGTAGCCAATAAAGGTGGTTTATTGACCATGACATTACCTGCAACTGCTGTTATTGGAAATATACTTGCGATAACTGGAATTAATACAGCTGTAGGTTGGAGAATCGCGCAAAATGCTAATCAAAGAATACATATGGGAAATTTATCTTCAACTATTGGAGTTGGTGGATATATAGAAGCAACTGCAATAAGAGATTCAGCTGAACTTGTATGTGTAGTAGCAGGAGCTTCCACTGAATGGAATGTTATAAGTAGTATGGGAAATATAACCGTTGTTTAGTAAATATCATAACAACATAGGATTAGAATATGGTTTATAATAATGCAATAAATAAATCGGTGAAAGTTACTAAATATACTGCAAGTGGCACTTTTACGATGGATCCTAGAACGGCAATGGTTGAAGTACATGTTTTAGGTGGCGGTGGCGGTGGCGGCTCTGGACGTCGAGGAGCATCAGATGCTGCTTTTGGTGGTCAGGGTGGCGGTAGTGGAGGTTATAGTTGGGGAAATATTCCTGCTTCTCAAATCAGTAGTCCTGTAACTATAACTGTAGGTGCAACTGCTGCCGGAGGTGCAGTTCAAACTACTAATAGTACAAATGGAAATACCGGAACTGCTGGTGGGGCTTCTTCTTTTGGATCACTACTTTCAACTACAGGAGGCGGTGGAGGTGGAGGTGGATGGGGTACATCTGGTGCTGCTTATGGAGGTTTTTATGGTAATGGATTTATTGTAGGAACTTCTGGTGGACCATCAGCAGCTCCTGGAACAGGGATGGGCGAAGAGGGAAGAATGTTTATATTTAATACTACATGCAGAGCTTCTGGATCGGGTGGCGGTGGCGGCCAAGCAAGTTCTGGTACTGAATATGCCGGAGGACCAGGAGGACCTGTTTATTTAGGTTCACCAGCTATCTCTACTTTAATTTATGCAGGCGGGACTGCAGGTTGGGAAAGTGGAACAATAAATGGTGGAAATGGAACAAGTGTATCAACAGATTTTCCATTTTGGGGTGCTGCGGGTGGCGGTGGCGGTGGCGGCCAAAAAGCTGGAGCAGCAGCTGGTACCGGAGGTAATGGAGGAACACCTAGTGGTGGCGGTGGTGGCGGTGGTGGCTCTCTAAACGGAACAAATAGTGGGGCTGGTGGAATTGGTGCCCGTGGTGAAGTTTGGGTTATTGAATATTTCAATTAAACATTGAGATATTTCTCTTCAACTTTTTTGACTACTTGTGAAAGAGTCTCATTCATAGGAACGCTTCTTTCGTAAACAGGAACCCAACTTTCAGCTCTTTTACATCTAGGAAGACTTAACCATTTCTTTTCTCCATCAACAAATAAGGCTAGGTTTCTAAGGATTTCCCATTTCTTATCATCATAAACTACTTTGAAATCTACGTATCCGATCTTTTTACCCTTTTCTTCTTTGACAAACTCTAATATATCTATTTCCATATTAATACTTTAACCCATATTTTGCTGATTTGACTCTATATTCTCTACCAAGCTTTTCTAAAGTTATTAAATTTCCCCTAATATTTTTAGCTGAAGCAATCACTTTTGCACCTTTAGGAAAATCTTTCTTTAGCTCTTCCATCATGTTATTAATGGAATGAAGAATGTTTGTCAAGTCCGCCATCTCTTCTTGGGTTAACTTTGGTGACATATATCTAAACACCTTTTATTTCTGCTTTAAATGGCCTAAATTTCGATCATTTCGGAAGGTATGTAATGGAATGGCCGTTAATAATTTTATCTGATTTTTGGTACCCAGAAAAGCCTTCATTAGCTTTTTCAAGGTTTAATACAAAAATAAACATTTGATCTTTTCCATAACCTTTTTGTATTTTTTTTATGAAATTTCTATTAACAAGATTAGTTATAGTTTTAGAAATAGTATCTTTTGATAAACACGCATGAATTTCAAATTCATCAAGAAATCCCATTGAAAATGATGCATATCCATCTTTTTGAGATCTTTTTATAATAAATAATAAAACTTTAATTTCTGAACAATTTAAACAACACAACCATCTATCAAAAAACTCATTTGGAACCAAAAAAGCGTTTGAAGCATTAAATCCTGAAAAATTACTCAACATATTAATCCCATCTTTTTCAAATTATTTTTTACTTTAGCCAGAAACATTGGGGTAGGATCTTTTTTATTAACAAAATCTCCAGGATTTGTTGGTCCATAAATGAAATGAATTCCGTCAATGAGGATAACTATATCACCCTTTTGGATTTTTTCTGAAAATGTATTTTCTATGTCCTTCATTATATTTTCATTAGATTTTATACTTTCTTCATTGATTTTATACTTATCTTTCGAAGGATTAGACATTTCAAGCTCTAATCTATCAAAATGTTTTCTTAATTTCTCAGGAGATAAAATATTTTTCTTCCAGAAATTATCTATTTTCAAATAATTTATTACTTTTTCTATTTCTTCAGGAGATCGCTTATCTACTCTTAAGATAAGATCGAATGTATCTGACCATTTCTTGAGATCCGGATTTTTGACTTTAGGTATTATTTCTTTGATATGTTTGAAAAGTTCTAAAGCGAAGGCGCATGCCGTAGCGTTTTGTATTTCCTGTTTGGAGTTTTGAACATCGATCTTTTCTTTGTATATTTCTTTTTCTTCTTGTTTATCCTTAACAATTGCTAATTCTTTATCGTCCGCCAAGCCAGGGGCCGCGCTCACAGGATTCTGGCCTACGTGTTCAGAACGAAGATTTTTGCCCTCTTTTTCAGAGTTATGAACAATTTCAGGGTTTATAGTTTCTTTGGGAGCAAAATCATGCGCAGGATTCTGGCCTACGTGTTCAGAACGAAGATTTCCTATTTGTTCATATCTTTTTTCTGACTTATCTTTTTTTAGATTTTTTTTGAATTTTGGACTTTCAGAAACGAAATATTTACAACTCTGTCGAATAACCTGACCTTTTGAATTTCTGACAAGATTTACTTCTTTTTTTAGATATCCTGCTGATAGCGCCTCTTCTATGTACTCATAAACCCTATCCCTTCCACAATATTCAACTCCTTTCAGATGATTTATTATATGCTGCGTTTTTATCACAAACCCTTCCGTATTAGTGAGAAGATATATTATTAACCAACGGCATGTAGGAGAAATACTGTTATCTCTTATCAAATCTCTGCTAATCATTACATAGGGATTTTCTTTGTCATGAAGACATCTTTGATAAGTATCATTTGATGAATCTACAATATTGTCAGTGTTTTGCGTTAATTTTTGATTTTCTTGAGAAAGTTCTTGCGAATTATTATCTTTAGACTCTACATTAGCTATCATGTTTGATCTCGTGGTAGGGGTTAACATGTTAATTTCCTTTCTTTGATGTCCTTGCCGGGATGCATCAAAGTTTTGAGTTAGAGGCCTCATCATCTGATGGGGCCATTTTTTTATAAAAGCCTCAGCATTAAAAAAATCCCTTTTTCTTAGCAAGCTTTTTCCGTAAATTTAAAAATTTAAATGAACTATATTAAGAAATGTTTAAGATGAAATAAATATTTCATTAAGAATATAAATTCTTTTGCAAGAATCTATTTTTTTTAGGTATAGTAAAAGATGAAAGGTGGCTTCATCTCCCCTTTCAACTCTGTGTGAATGACAGATGGAAGACCCCGTCTAAAAAACGGGGTCTTTTTATTATGCAACAATATCTATCTTTCGATAGACAATAGGTTTCTTTCTGAATGAATTAAGAACTTCTTCACTGATAGCAAATTTTAAACACAAAGGCTTAAGATCAACCGCACCATCTTTATGTATAGTGGATATCTTTATGCCTCCTTTAGGACAGAATACATTGCCTTCATCTGTAAGGTCTATTAACTGCTGTTTTATTATTTTCTCTTTTTCATCTAAACTCTTTTGTTCTTCTTTAACTTTACGATATTCTTTAGATGCACTTATCATTTCCTCAGAATCCACAAGGACATAGTCCTTTTCACTAATAGGAGGTGGGTAATCGTTTATAAGACAGTCGTAAAACTCTGAAGCTTTTTCCAACATTTCTTTTTGAAACTCTAAATCAGGCACAACTTTTAAAAGAACTGTACGTCCATCATCTGCACAATAAGCAAAGAAATCTGCTGTTGCAGCATCAGACACCAATAACTGCCATTGCATTTGAGCAAGATAATAGTCAGGAATTCCTTTTCTCTTTATGGATTCATAGGAACCCTTAGAAACCACTTTTATTTCAACCAAATGTTCTCCATTTAAAGTTAACCCATCAAGACTAGCCATTGCCCAATCAACCTCTTTATGGAACTTTATACTAGGAATAACATCAATACTAGTCATACCTGTATACATAGATCTCACCATCTCTTCTTCTTCCTTACCTCTTTTCATAAAGAAGGTAGCTTCTCCTTCTTTTATTCGATTTGTTTTCTCCAGCCATAACTTGTATGCAGTCTTCCAAGGAGATATCCCCATAATAACAGGAATATCAGAAGATCCAATCTTAGATTTTCTAAGATCTAGCCATTCCTTACTTCCTTGCTCCATATTAATTGACTCCTTTTTCCGTGATCTTTCTTTCTAAAGCCTGTTTTACAGCCAAAAACTTTAAAGAAGGTATTTTTTCTACATCATCTACCTGACACCAAGAAAGCATCTTTTCTTGATCGACTGTATTTAATTGCTTAAAAAGTTTATCCAATTCTTTCTTTTGCGCAGGATTAATGGTCTGAGGGTTTTCTCTTGACATAGCCTTTTCTCCATCATCATCATCACTCTCAGAAGATACCCCTACCAAAGAAATGTAACTATAACGTCTTAAATAGGAAATATAGCTACCGATAGATTGGATATCAGACTTGGGAGGATTAATAGGCATCTTGGACTCGATCCATTGGCCGCTTGCATGACATAATCGAGTATATAAGTACATCTTAGCATCTCCATTGGTGTCTGTACGTTGCATGACAGCTAATCCATTTTTAGTAAGAGCTGGCCTAGATGCTTTGATAACTGAATTCAAATCGGCATAGCTACTTTTGAAATAAGGATTAGAGCTATCCATAGATGCACTTTCCATTTCACCTTGAGCTTTTGCTAAAGCAGCATAGAGCTCATTTAATTCATTAGACCATTTTGGTTCATGAACCTTTTCTGGCATTACAAATATATTCTCATTATTGTTTAAAACTTCTTCATTCATAAAGACCTCTTTTGTTTTCTTAATATATTCGCCTACACTTCGTAGCACAAGTCGAATGTTGCTTTACAACATACCACCCTTATGTACATAAGGTCAACACTTAAAAAATAAATGTTGTTTTATTTATTTATTACCTTAATATCTAAAATAAATTCTTAATAGTAAAGAGGTCTTATGGAAATAACGATAGACGGTAACCCAATCCCACAAAAGCAAACAGCATTCAGAAGAATAGGTACCAAAGTTCATACCTATGATCCTTGTGCCAGAGAAAAAAAAACTATTCAGAATCTTTTACGCTCACAATGGAAGTTCAAAACGTTAGAAGACCCACTATATGTTGCCTTATATTTTTACCTTCCTATACCCCAATCCACATCCAATAAAACTAAACTCTTTATGCAAGAAAAAAAGATATATCATACCAAAAAGCCAGATATAGATAATTTGGCCTATTTCTATGTAAATGCTATGAAGACTATAGTATATCAAGATGACAATCAGATATGCTGTATGTTTATGAACAAAATGTATGATGAACGACCAAGAACGGAAATAATTATTTTTCCTCTTTGATTTTTTCGACCAAAATTTCAAAGCCTAGAATATTGGAAATATGTGCCAATATAACTAGTTGATCTTTTGTAAACGTCTTTGCATGCCTAATTTGAATTAGTTCTAAAAATAAATTAGCTAGTTCATTGTTTGG